TTCGTGGGAATGTATTAAGTTCACTCACGGGAATTAAGATTAGGTCAATAGAGAATCCTAAAATCTTCTTTAATGACTTATTATAAAAGAACAAAGACCGCATTTAAAGAAAGTTAAAAATTAGTACAATGTATTTATATTAAATAATCAAAGGCATCAACATAATAACTTCATGTTGGTGAAGTATAACATTATAATGGCTGCTATTGCCAATCAATGTCGAATGATCGCTGTCAGTTATAGCCGTGCAGGGGCCCGCCATTTTAAGCTTGAACAGATGGCATCTGTAAAATTATTAATTCAGAGACAATTCCACCAACTATAGTTGCATTGAAAGTAATGTAATTTGTAGGGATAACATTAAGATATAATACAGCTAGAGCTAGTAAAGTGCCATTGGCATAATAAGAAGGTCCTCCGCTTTGAAAACCGGATACGCTTGTGCAACCATTTAGTGTAGTGGCTGCAAAAGTCGTTGTAGTGGCAGAAACCGCCAAGGACACCATCACTTGTCCAGTAAAATTGAAAGTGACAGAATTGGTATTATTAACAGAAAAGGCATATGTGCTAGAACCAGATTTTGGGAAAGTTCCCAACATATTGGAAGTAACAGGCAATGAATCTGTTGAATGCCAAGAGTAAAGAAGAACTGGTGCCACTAAATTTGGTATACTTAAAGTGACATCGTATTCAACCCACAGTTTACCCCATGGGATAGCTGTTCCATTCGAAACAGCTATGAAAAGGTTACCAGCATCATAAGTCTTAATATCTAAATTAAGTGGTAATGTTGTGGTCCTAATATACTTGCGCCCACTTGGATGAAGTGAGGAAGGTGTAAGTGTACATGTAAGATGATTCCAAGGGACATCTTCAACCATATTTTGGTAATTTGAAGCTGCAATTTCAGAGGGCGGGAGTGCATCACCAGCATCAAAGTCCGGTATCATGCTAACCGAACCAGGTGTGGTTGTTCCATTTGTTGGTTTATAATAAAACGTTAAACGATGGAACTGATACATCTCCCAAGCAGAGGCTTGAGTAGCAAGCCAAGGAAAAGTATTTTGCATACCAGGATTCAAAGGATAAGTTTGAGTGATTTGCCAAGTGCTAGCACCAGTGATATTACCAAGAAACTCCCTATGCACAATTCGCGAGCTGCTATTATTAGCTTGAACACGCGGCGCAATTTGGGACATTTTCTGAGCAATAGCAACAGGTGCTTTCACAGTAGGGGCGCGTGCAATAATGGCACGCTGTATATTAGCCTGGTTGTTGGGCTTATATACAACCAAAGCCTTAGATGGAGGCCTTGGTGATATTGGAATAGGGCGAGAACGATTCATTCGGAGCATTTGTGCAAACATTGCACCCGAACCTGCCGCAAGAGCAGATGCTCGGCGGGAGTAAGGCACTCGGCCTTGATTGTTACGTTTAGAACTCATGTATTGGATACCTCTGAGTAAAAAGGGACTGTACATCCTAGTAAACTGACGTTCAGCCGTGCAGTCTCTCGACATTTTGTTTAGTACGGAACCAGAGCCGTTTTGGTGATAAATACTAGGACCCAATAGTAGACACTTACCGATATGTAACATCAAATGAAGGTTTAATTTCCAGCGAAGCAAAGTCAGATTGCTGGTTAAAGTCTACTTTATTAACTGTACGTTCATAATTATAAGAATAGTGCATACAGTCACTATTCAGCATGGACAGGAGAAAAGGAAAATTCCAGGGTTCAAAGATAGTTGCTGAATCGAAAAAGGCTTCCAGTTCCAATTGATAACCAATTGGAAAATTGAAAGTATTCTCAATTATTAACCTAGAGCGCATACTCACTGCCTGAAAAGGCAAAGTGGTGGTGCTAAAGTCAATATTTAATTGTCTTTCTTTTCCACGCTGGTATACACCGGTTCTAGCACTATCTAAGAATGTAGCATCAATTTTCACGTCAGGATTAAGCCTGACAACATATCTAGCCAAAGATTGCAGAATAGGACAACCTTTGAATTGATATGCCAAGGAATAAGCCTTGGAAAGGAGTAATTTCTTCTTAATGAAATCTTTAGAATTAGCATAAGATTCATTTGT